TGGCTATGAAATTGCAGTTGATGGCAACATTGTGACCGAAGATGTTGCAAAGTCTTACGCTGATGTAGCGCATAATCTGCGCCTAACGCCTGACCAAGCTAACGGTGTGCTGGAATATTACCGCGCTATGGTTCAGGAGTCCGGGCAACTAAGCGAAGCAGCGGAAACGCAACAACGCGCAAGCACTGAAACAGCACTCCGCAAGGAGTGGGGCGACGAGTTTGATGTGCGCATCGAAGACGCGGGCAAGATTGCCAAGCAGTTTGGCAGCGGCGAGTTGCTTGAAATGCGTCTAGCAGATGGCACAAAGGTCGGCAATCATCCTGACTTTATCAAGGCTTTTGCCAAGATGGCCGAGTTCCGTTCCAGCGTAACCAGCGAAGATACCGTCGCTGACAACGCTATTAGCAGCACAATGTCCCGCCGTGAGGCGCAGGCTGAAATTGAAAGCATCATGTCTTCGCCAGTCTACACTGACCGCAAGAATGTGGTCGGCAGACAGCAAGCCATTGACCGCGTTCAAGAGCTAATGGAAATGGTTCATGGATGACAAAATAGAGCTTAGGCTTGAATGTTTGCGCCTCGCACTTGAGTATGGTACTCAAAGAGACGTACTAAATCCCCACCTACTCGCAGATACATACTACGAGTGGGTGACGCAGGGTAGCGGGCAAGCCCGTCCTGCCGACAACCGGAAAGACGGTGGCCGCAAGCAGGCCCGAAAAGCCAGGAGTGTCCGTGAGGGTAGCACGCCGCAACTTACTGTAAACGCAACTGTAGAGAAGGAGGTAGGCTAATGTCTACTCAAGTCACTACGGCATTTGTGCAACAGTATTCTGCAAACGTGCAGATGCTCTCACAGCAGATGGGTTCCCGTCTGCGTGACGCAGTGCGCATCGAGAATGTTGTTGGTAAGAATGCCTTCATCGACCAAATCGGTCTGGCTACGGCGCAGCTTCGCACCTCCCGCCATGCCGACACTCCCCAGCTTGACACTCCGCATGAGCGGCGTCGTCTGAGCCTGGCTGACTACGAGTATGCTGACCTGATTGATGACCAGGACAAAATTCGCATGCTCATCGACCCGACTTCATCCTACGCACAAGCCGCAGCAGCAGCTATGGGTCGTGCAATGGATGATGTCGTTATCACCGCTGCTCTTGGCACAGCCTCCACTGGCGAAACCGGCAGCAGCACTGAGGCAGCGTTTAGCTCCTCTGACGACAACTACATCGCAAACGGCAACACCAACCTGACCCTCGCAAAGCTGCGTGAGGCGAAGGAACTGCTTGACCGCGGTGACGTTGACCCGTCGATTCCTCGTTACTTTGCCGCTGGCCCAAGCCAGATTCAGAATCTGCTGGCTGACACCACGGTAACTTCGAGCGACTTCAACACTGTAAAGGCTCTGGTACAGGGCGAACTCGACACCTTCATGGGCTTCAAGTTCATCATGACCAACCGCCTGAACACCACTGATGACGCAGAAACTGCTGCATCTGGTGACGTTCGCAAGTGTTTTGCTTGGGCCGAGGATGGCATCACCCTGGGTATTGGCAAAGATGTATCTGCACGCATCGACGAGCGTTCCGACAAGGGTTACGCGACTCAGGTGTACTACTGCATGAGCATCGGCGCGGTGCGCATGGAGAAGGCCAAGGTCGTTCAGGTCAACTGTGACGAAACCCCGGACTAAGAGGAGATTAACAAATGGCTAACGTAAACACTTCTCTTGTTTCCAACTTTGAGGCTAGCCCTCAAGTCATGAACGCATCGCATGAACTGCACGGTGTAAAGCGTGTAGCACAGGGAACCATCGCCCTTGCGGCTGGTGACCTGTCTGCATCCGACACTGTGATGCTTGCACCGGTTCCAACCAATGCCAGCATTACCAGCATCAAGCTGTTCAACGATGACCTTGACTCTGGGACCACTAACACTTGCGATGTCGGCATCTACAACACCGATGGTGTCGCTGTTGACGATGATGCGTATGCGTCGGCTATCACCGACCTCCGCGCTGCCGTCACCACCGGCACTGAGGTTGCGTTTGAAGCCCGCGACATCAACGCAATGGGCCAGCAAGTTTGGGAAGATGCAGGCGCATCGTCTGACCCAGGCGGTTACTACTACATCGGACTCGTGTTCGATGCAGCCGGTGACACTGGCGGCGACCTCTCGTTCATCATCGAGTACGTCGTAAACTAACCAGTTAAGGGGGGCGGCTTGAAACCGCCCTCCTTTCACTCCTGCTCCGGAGGATAGATGGGTGGAGTACAACAGAGATTTCCGGTACGACCTCAAGGTGGGTCAAATGGCGGAAAGTTGGCTTGCTGACGTACTGCAAACCCGAACCATCGAAATAAAAAGAGACTTCAAAGCTTCACGAACCGGCAGAGTGTTTGTGGAGTTTTTTTCTAGGGGGAAGCCGTCAGGCATAGACACAACAGAGGCGGACTTCTGGGCGTTTATCATAGACGGCGAAACTGTGGTAATATTGCCCACAGCACGGCTGAAGGAGCTTGTGCAGGAAGCAAAGGACGAAGGCAAAATTTGGAAGGGCGGTGACTCTAACACGAGCCAAGGCGTCCTGATTGATTTGGAAAGGTTAGTAAAGTAATGCCCTCCATAGTGGACATATGCAACGAAGCGATGCACCTGTTGGGCGCTGACACAATCACGTCCCTAACCGAAAACTCGAAAGAGGCGCGTTACTGTAATTCATCTTACGATGACAAGCGTGATGCTGTTCTTCGCGCTCACCCTTGGAATATTGCTGTGACCCGTGCGGCCCTCGCAAGAGACGCAACCGCCCCAGCGTTTGGGTTCTCTAGCCAGTTTACATTACCTACCAACCCATACTGTTTGCGGGTTCTATCCTTTTGGAACAAAAGTGTTGATAGCGAAGTATCCGCATACGACAGTCAAATATCCTTTAAGATTGAGGGCCGCAAAGTTATGACTAACGAGGACGAATGTAAGATTACTTACATTGGTCGGGTCATTGACACAGAACAGTATGACTCCTTGCTAGTAAGCGCCATAGCTTGCCGCATAGCAGCGGATGGCGCGTATCATCTAACTGGCAGCATGAATGTGGCTCAACAAATGCAAGCTTTGTATGAAACAAGATTAAGAGAGGCTCGTGGCATTGACGCGATGGAAGGCACACCAGACAAGATTATTGCTGATGACTTTGTGAACATAAGGCTCTAGGCATGGCCCGCGTTTCAACTATTGTCACAAACTTTCAAGCTGGTGAGCTATCCCCGCGCCTTGAAGGCCGCATTGACCTACAGAAATACAGCAGTGGCGCTCAAAAGCTGGAAAACATGTTGGTGTTTCCGCAAGGTGGCATTACACGCAGACCTGGCACCAAGTACGCCGGCACATCAAAAGACGGTGGCAAGGTCAGGCTTATACCGTTTGAGTTTAGCGACGAGCAAGCCTATGTCCTTGAATTTGGGGCGAACTATATCCGTTATTTCAAAGACGGTGGGATTCTGACTGAGGCCACCGAGACAATCAGCGGGGCAACGCAAGCCAATCCTGTTGTGCTAACAATTACTGGCACCACCCTGAATAACGGTGACCGCATCTTTGTCAAAGATGTCGCTGGCATGGTGGAGTTGAACAACCGTGAATTTACCGTTGCGAATAAGACAACAAACACGATTGAGCTTTCAGGTGTTGATGGCACCGGGTTCACCGCGTACACCAGCGGCGGCACTGCTGGCAAGATTGTCGAGGACACAACGACGTACACAGAGGCGCAAGTCTTTGAGCTAAATTTTGTTCAGTCCGCTGACGTGCTGTACTTGGTGCATAAGGACCACGAACCGGCAAAACTGACCCGGACTACCGCCACCAGCTTTGACCTGTCTGACATAGAGTTTATTGACGGGCCGTATCTTGATGAGAACACAACTAGCACAACGCTATACGCCTCGGCTCAGACTGGCAGCGTAACAATCACCGCTTCGGCTAACACATTCAGCAGCAGTGACGTTGGCCGCTTAATCCGTTTCCGTGAAATCCTAGAGATTGAGCATGACGAGTGGGCGGCAAGCACAAGCTACGCCAACAACGCGACTGTCCGCTATAATGGGCATGTTTACAAGAATGTCACTGGCAGCACTCAAACGTCAGGTAACACACCCCCGGTTCATCTTGAGGGGACTGAAACCTATGGCGCTATTGACTGGGAGTACCAGCATGATGGTTTTGGGCATGTAAAGATTACTGCCTTTAACAGCGCGACTAATGTTACAGCAACCGTGCAAGCAGATAACTTTGGCAATGCAACATTACCCGACCATGTTGTTGGCTCTGGAAATGCAACAAAGCGCTGGTCACTTGGCGCGTTTGGTGGAGACCAAGGATACCCACGGGCTATAGCTTTCTATGAAGAGCGCCTATACTTTGCTGGCACAACAGGTCAGCCGCAGACCATCTTTGGCTCGAAGACGGCTGACTTTGAAAACATGACACCCGGCACGAATGACGACGATGCCATCAACATCACAATTGCATCTGGCCAGGTCAACGTCATCCGTCACATGATTCCGGGTCGCTTCCTGCAAATCATGACGACAAGTTCTGAATTTACACTGTCAGGCGGAACAGGCACCCAGCCGGTCACGCCTACAAGCGTCAATGTTCTTCGTGAAACCACCTTTGGCTCCGGGGATGTGCGCCCGCTTCGTGCTGGCGCTAGCACCATCATGGTGCAGAAGGGGCTTGAGAAGGTCAAAGAAGTCACATTTGACTTGGACACTGACGGCTTGGTTGGCAGGGACTTGACCATTTTGGCGGAGCATCTGACACGCGGCGGCGTCACAGACATGGTGTGGCAGCAAGAGCCGGAGCTTGTGCTTTGGTTTGTTCACTCAGATGGAACTTTGGTTGGCTTGTCCTACGACCCGCAAAATCAAACGATTGGTTGGCACACTCACCCAATGGGCAACAGCGGGATTGTTGAGAGCATCACGGCCATCCCAAGTGGCGCAGAAGACCAAGTGTACCTCTCGGTCAAGCGCACCATTAACAGCGCAACAGTCCGCCACGTTGTCTTCATGGAAAACATTTATTTCGGCACTGACGTTGCCGATGCTTTCTATGTAGACTCTGGTCTCACATATGACAGCAGCGCCACCACCACCATTAGTGGCCTGAACCACCTCGAAGGCGAGACGGTGCAGATTCTGGCTGACGGCGCGGCGCATCCAGACAAGGTTGTAAGCGGCGGTGTGGTAACGCTGGACCGCAGCGCCAGCACAGTGCATGTCGGCTATTCCTACGATTCCAAGATGCAGACGCTACGCCTTGAGGCCGGTGCAGATGATGGCGTGTCACAGGGCAAGATTAAGCGTATCCACGGCGTAACTGTGCGGTTCATTGACACGGTTGGCGCAGAGGTCGGGCCGGATGAAAGCAATCTGGACCGTATCCCGTTCCGCGACAGCAGCATGCCGATGGATGAAGCTGTGCCAATGTTTGATGGAGACAAAGAGATTACGTTCCCGTCAGGGTAC